GGAGGTGACTGCCATGCTCGAAAAAATCTCGCAAAAGCTGATCGGCTACCGTGTCAAGGCGGCGCGCGAGGCCAAGGGCTGGACGCAGGATCAGCTCACCCAGGGGCTCGGCCTCAACGACCGGCAGTCGGTGTCCGACATCGAGAACGGCAAGCGCGCACTCAAGTCCGATGAATTGCTGGAGTTGTCCGATCTGCTGGAGCGGGACATCGAATTCTTCATCGACCCGTTCGCCGTCGCCGGCGAGGCCCAGTTCTCCTGGCGCACCGCCCCCGAAGTTCCCGAGGACAGTCTCGATGGCTTCGAACTGAAGGCCGGTCAGTGGATCGGTCTTCTGCGCTGGCTGCGCGAGCAGCAGGACAGTCGAGCGAGCGTACTCAAGCGGGCGCTGCGGCTATCCGTGCAGTCCTCATTCGAGGATGCCCAGGAGCGCGCCGAGAGTCTGGCGGCCGAACTCGACCTCGGCATCATCCCGGCCGAAACCTTGATCGACAAGATCGAGCGTGAGCTCGACATTCCGGTGCTGTTCGTGGACACGGTGGAAGCTGACGACGGCAAATCCATCTCGGGCGCAACCTGTCACCTCGAAGAGATGGGTGTCATCCTCATCAATCGGAATGAAACCGAGGCGCGTCGCTTCTACGACTTGGCGCACGAGCTGTTCCACGCATTGACCTGGGATGCGATGAAGCCAGACCATCGGGAATCGAATTCCATAGAGGAGCGCAACAAGGGGAAACGCATCGAGCAACTGGCGAACAACTTCGCCGCTGCCCTGCTGATGCCGCGCGCCTCGTTGAACAAACTGATTGATGGCAATCGCCAGAGCGATATTGCCCACCTGTGCGAAGTCGCAGCGCTGCTGCGGGTCGCGCCGGTGGCGCTGGCATGGCGACTGTTCAACCTCAAGCTCATCAGTGACGACACCCGTGGCAATCTCTCGTTAGAGAAACAGCGACCATCGGTGTCGGGTCCACCCAAACGGTTCTCCATGTCCTTCGTGCGAATGCTGCATGAGGCGCTGGAAAACGGACGCCTATCGGCTCGCAAGGCCGCGAAGGCAATGGGCCTGGGGCTAGGCGGTCTGGCTGAGTTGTTCGCTCAGTACGACCTCCCCGCACCGTTCGAGCTTTGAGGTGCGGACTAGATGCAGAAAATCCGAGTGTTTGCGGACACCAATGTCATCCTCGAATCTTTCCGCACCGCTTGCTGGACGGCGATCAGCAGCCATTTCGCCATCGAGACCGTCCAGAAATGCATCGAGGAGACGCTGACCGGCAACCCCGGTGATTCTCGCCATATCACTGTTCCTCCCGCCGACTTGAAGGCGGGTCTCGCGGGGGAACATCCGGTGACGCGCAAGGAGCTTGCGTCTCTGGTGCTCGCCCACCCTTCCTGCAGCACGCTCGACGATGGCGAGAAACACCTTCTCGCGTGGCTACTCGCCAATAAACTGCTGCCCTCGGCAGCCATCGTTGTCACGACCGCCGACAAAGCGGCCTTAGTGGCGTCGCACGGCCTCGACTGGCTCGACTGCGCGGTATCGCTGGAAGATCTGGCACGCAAAGCCGGCGTCGGCCGAGCCAACCTCGACGCGCTGGCCTTGCAGTACCGCGAGGATTGGCTGTCGAGCATCAAGACCAAGATTCGAATGGGCATCCTGCCGTAATGGGAGGCCGGAACTTTTCCTGGAACCAAGAAGAATGATCAAAACCTACAAGAATATTCCGTCCCTCCACCGCTTTGTCGAACTCGCTCCTGTCTACGCCATCCAGAAACTCCTGACCGAGCATGGAGATGGCCAGAATGCCCAGGCGTTCGCATCCATCGAATGGCCAAACGGCCCCGTGGCGAATGACGTTAACGGGGATTTCCGCTTCGGAGTTCTGGATATCTGCGTCGGCCTTGATGCGAAGGTGTCCGCTCCACTCGATGGACACGCTCGCCGCATCATTACCCTGTCAGAAGGGAAAGGTGTCGAGGCCATCCAGGCTGTGCGCGACAATCTGTATCTGCACGATGACGATCAGCAGTCGGCTGTCACCGAATACGACGCACAGCAAGATCACTTTGGTCGTGCCACCGTCATCTACCTTCGAGCGCCCGATTTGTTTGATGACGCCGAAAAGTATTTCTACGCCGAGCACCATCGAAATTATGGGAAGCTCTACGAGGCCTTTGACCTTGATTGCGATGACGTCAGCGGCTTCGAATGGACGGAAGAGAAATGTGCTCGGTTAGAAGCGTTGCTTCAAGAACGGCTCGGCACCAACGGACGCTGTCTGGTTCAATACTTGCCTTTCGATCAGAAGCAAGTGAACGGAGACGTCGTCCCCGTCCATCTATTCCTGATTCGCCACGCGGGCGAGATGAATAGCATCCAGCAAGTTTGCGATGATCTTTCGACGGCTCCCTTTTACTACCGCCCGCCGGTTGAGGCAACCTTGCTTTTCCAGCCCGACAAGAAATCGATTGAAGTATTTTCCGAGCAGGAATCCAGCCGGTTTCTGATTGCGTCGTCATTTGCTGAAACCGGCGTCAATACCGATCTGTCGGGTAGGCCAGTTTCCATGCGCCAGTACAATCTTCGGCGCTTCTATCGCTCCCTAGCGCTACCGCAAGAGCCGGTAGCGGATCTCGACTTGATCGACGTCCGCGTAGTCGAGGCCGAGGCACGGCCGCAGAACTTCAAGCGGCGCGTATCGATGAAGGTAGACAAAAACGACGACATCAATGAAGCCGCCAAGGACACGCTCGGCGACAATCACATTTTCAAGAACGCGTCGTTGATCAGCCGTGTGGTCATCAACGTGCGATTCATGAAAGAGAACAAGGAGGTCAATCTCCCTATCACTCTGAGTACGCCGAATCGCTGCAATCTCGGCAGCCGGCGCGATCCACATGAGCGGGAGATCGGTTTCAACGTCCTTGAGCGATACGGGATTATGAAGCGTGTTGTTCCGCTCAGCGCTTCCGAGGAGGCGAACCTGTTCGATACGCTGCTCAAACTCTACGAGGCCGAGGATAGAGAAGTCCGGCGAAGCATTCTTGAGCAATGGGGAGCGGACATTGAAATGCTGCGCGCCGGCGGATTCCTGAAACCGATGGGCCGTGCAATGGATATCACCCGTCTGCGCGACGACGGCACAACGATGCACCTCTCTGTCCGGGCAAAAGGTGCGGTTCTTGTCGCCGACGATCCCGTTTCTCACCAAACCATCGAGATTGATCCCGTTGAACTTGAGCGCTTCGAAGTAATGCGAGGCTGGGTAGCAGAGCGCGTCGTCAAAGGGCTGCGCGGGGCGATGCAGATCGGCCAACGAATCAAGGCGGACGCTGCTGTCACAAAACTTGGAACGCTGGTCATTGGTGACGAGGATGTTGCTGTCTTTCTCGCCCGTCGCTTGAATCGGCTGGATATGGTGGCTGAGGCAGATGCATATCTCCGAGGCGAAAGGCAAGTAGGTTACGGAGTAGTCCTGACTGCGACGGAATTCAGTCCCCAATACTTGGGAGCGAACGTCATCGTCTGGCTTGGCGATGTTTTGACAACGAACGCCGGAGAAGTGGCAGTCGATAAGGATCGGCTAATCCGCACTTTATCGGACGGTAAACAACGTGCACTTGCTTCGACGACGGTTGATTTGATTATCCACAATGATCTCGTCGATCATGAAAACGCAACGCTGATCATTCCCGGCAAAGAACCGTGGCCGTTGCTGGGCAAACAAGTCATGATCTTGGATCGTCTCGTAAAGGCCCATAAATCAAACAACCCAGTTTTGCAAAACAAGGCTCTCTTTGAGGGAATGAGCTACAACCATCCGGCGCAGGCATTCCAAGGTGAGACCTGGAAATCGTACCTGGGCCACCCGCCAGACAAAACGCGCGGCTGGACGCTGTTCGCCTGAGTATCCGCTTGAAGCAATTCCGGTAAACGGGCTGTCCACTGGGGCGGCCCGTTTTGCTTCTGCATCCTGACCTAGAGTTGACCTAGAAATGGCCTTGAGACCACCTAGAAAGTAATCCGGATAGTTCGGTATGCCCATTCTGAATAGGAGGCATACCGAAATGCAAAACCAAGTCTCACCAGTTCAATCCGGCCGGACTTCCCGCCGGACAAATCCAAGCCCTGCCACGCGCATCGCTCTTGACGAACATGAGCTCGCCGCCCGTTGGGGGCTCTCCGTCAAAACCCTGCGCCGCTGGCGGCAGGAACAGCTCGGCCCCGTCTTCTGCAAGCTCGGGGCGCGCGTCACCTACCTGATCTCCGAAATCGAAGCCTTCGAACGGCGCGTCTCGCGTTATTCGACTTCGGTTCGTGCTTACCAGTGAGGGGGTGGCCATGAACGATCTGACCATCTTCCCCGCCGACATCGCCGAGATGTCCATCAGCCAACTGGCCGCGCTGCCGGCCGCGCAGAAGCACGAGATCGACAAGAACCTCGATGCGGCCATCGATTGGCTCAAAAAGGCCCGGACCAAGTTCGATGCGGCGCTGGATCAGTGCTACGGCGAACAGGCACGCGCCGCGCTGCGTGAGTCCGGCCGTGACTTCGGCACTGCCCACATCAACGATGGCCCGCTGCACCTGAAGTTCGAGTTGCCCAAGAAGGTCAGCTGGGATCAAAAGCAACTGGCCGAGATCGCCGAGCGCATCGTGACTTCGGGCGAGAAGGTCGAGGGCTACCTCGACATCAAGTTGTCCGTCTCTGAATCCCGCTACACGAACTGGCCTCCGGCCCTGCAACAGCAGTTCGCCGCCGCCCGCACCGTGGATGCCGGCAAGCCGTCTTTCACCCTCTCCATCGATTCGGAGGAATGACCATGAGCGCGATCATTCCCTTCCAGTTCGACGCGCACGCCGTGCGCGTCCAGGTCGACGATCTGGGTCTGCCGTGGTTCAACGCCAATGATGTGTGCTCGGCGCTGGAGTTCGCCAACCCGCACAAGGCCGTTGCCGATCACATCGATGCCGATGACCTAACGAAACGTGAGGTCATCGACACGCTCGGTCGCCCGCAGCGCGCCAACTTCATCAACGAATCGGGACTCTACGCCCTGATCCTCGGCAGCACCAAGGATGCCGCCAAGCGCTTCAAACGCTGGGTGACCAGTGAGGTGCTGCCCGCTATCCGCAAGACCGGCGCGTACTCCGTGCCCGGCGCTGTGGCCGCCCTGCCTGCGCCAACACAGGATCGGGTGAGCGCCATCCTGCTGATCGGCGAAGCGGTCGCCAAGGTGCCCGGTGTGAAGTCCGGCATCGCGATGGCCGCGACGCTGACCTGCATCCAGGAGAACACGGGCCTGGCCGTCGAGACGCTGCGTCGCACCCTTCCGGCCGCCGTCGAGGCGATCTGCTCGCTCAACGCCACCCAGATCGGCAAGTTGTTGGGTCGTTCCGCAAAGAGCACCAACCGACTCTTGGCAGACCACGGCCTGCAGTTTCGCAACGATCGCTACGAATGGGAACTGACCGAGGCCGGCGAGGGTTGGGCCGAGGCCATGCCGTACTCCCGCAACGGCCATTCCGGCTACCAGATTCTCTGGGATCCCGCCGTCGCCGAGCAACTCCGGGAGGCAGCGTGATGGATAAGCCCCTTCGCATCATCACCGCCGACGAACGGTTCGCGGAAAAAAGCGGTGCCAAGCTGACGCTGCTCGGCAAGAGCGGCATCGGCAAGACCAGCCAGCTCCGCACTTTGCCCGAGGCGTCGACGCTGTTCGTCGATCTCGAGGCCGGCGATCTCGCCGTCAAGGCCTGGCGCGGCGACTGCGTGCGACCGGCCACCTGGCCCGAGTTCCGCGACCTCGTCGTCTTCCTCGCCGGCCCGAATCCGGCGCTGCCGCCCGATGCGCCGTTCTCCGAGGCGCATTACCAGCACGTCTGCCAAGGCTACGGCGACCCGGCCCGGCTGGCGAAGTACGACACCTACTTCGTCGACTCGATCACCGTGCTCTCGCGGTTGTGCCTGACCTGGGCCAAGGCGCAGCCCCAGGCCTTCTCCGACCGCACCGGTAAGCCCGATACCCGGGGCGCCTACGGGCTGCTCGGCACCGAGATGATCGCCGCGCTGACCCATCTGCAGCACGCACGGGACAAGAACGTCATCTTCGTCGCCATCCTCGACGAACGCTTGGACGATTTCAACCGCAGGGTCTTCGTGCCGCAGATCGAGGGATCGAAGACCGCGTTGGAACTGCCCGGCATCGTCGATGAGGTAGTGACGCTGGCCGAGCTCAAGACCGACGAAGGCGAGCTTTACCGCGCCTTCGTCTGCCAGACGCTCAATCCCTGGGGTTATCCCGCCAAAGACCGCTCCGGCCGACTCGACCTCGTCGAGGAGCCGAACCTCCTGAAGCTCATCCGCAAATGCGCTGGCGACAACGCCGCCATCCATCACTGAA